GCACTGAAACAAATCTGTTCACCTCCTGGCAGACCGATAGCATCAATAGCCTCGGCGACGCGTAGTGGCGTCATCATTCTAAAGTTATCGGTGCCGGCCTCTGCCTCAGCCTGAGTCGCAATGCGCGCATTGATGTTCTGCACCACGCGGAGCGGCGTCATGATCTCCGTGTTGTTAGTACCTTCTTCCGCCTGCTCCTGAGAAGCCACGCCAGGAGTGGGGCTCAGCGCAGCGATTGCTTGTGCTGTTCGAAGCGGGGTCATATACTTTGTGTTATCAGTCCCAGCCTCTGCTTCCTCCTGAGTGGCTTGACTGATAGCAAACGAAGTCCACCGACTGGGGAACAGAGTAAGTTCCGCAGCAAACGTCACTGGCGCCGCAGAGCTGACATGATCCTCAGAGCTAGCATACAACGTGCCAGTATCAGGGTCAATTACAATGTCGCCGATATGGTACTCATGACTGTTCAACCATACGGTAACGTTCGTCCCAACCATCGCTGTGAATAGAGCAGCGTCAATCGAGTCCATCGCCTGAGCGAACTCGGCATGCCAAGGCTCCGTAAGGAAGTCAGGAACCGCGAGCTTGAAGCGTCGTGTGTAACTGAGGGTCATTTGTATGACTCACACAAGTTAGCGTTTGTATAGGCCACGGGAGAACAGGAACGACATGTTCACCAACTCAAGGTCGCCAGCTTCCTCACCTTTCAGTATCAGTTTAAGCGTCTTGAACTTCACCGGAAACTTGTACAGGCGAGGGTCGCCGCTTCTACGCCCACCACCATATGGACCTGCATCAAATCCGAACCCTGGTGCTTCGTTAGCTATGAACTCCATCGACAACGCCGGAGGGAATACGACTTCGCCTTCGTGGTTCTTATACAGATTATCAACAAACGCTTGAAGCGTGAACTCGGCGTTCCCTTTAGTGGCCATCGAGACAAACCGAAGAAACTTAATCGCCATCGGGTTCTTGCTATCAAGCCACGGCAGCTCGAGTTCGAAGTTTATCGGGTTACCCATATGCTCCACCCATCGTAAAGGATTGTTTTCACGATCCTCCTCGAATGTGGTCGGTGCTGGCGGACTGGTGTGCCCCTGCAAAGCCTCGAAAACCTGATCGGTGTCAGAATCGAACACCAACGTCCCCGCGTCGTAGAACGTTATGTTCGACCACGCTTTATCACGATCGAACACCCTATCCTTGAAGAACTCCTCACCTGCGAACACCTTATTTCCATGCTGAAACACGCGCAGCCCGTCGGCGTAGTACAAGCGTCCTAGAAACGATGTGCATCCACATTGAATACCAAGGTCGCCATATTCGGACCAAGCACTGTAGCGGAGCTTCGTGTTGAAACTATAGACAAACGTTCGCCCAGGGACTACCAACAACATATCATGAGAAAGCTTATCGTAAACCTGAAAGCATTCCCTCAACTGCTGATCACTGGTGAGATTCCCGATTACCGCCTTGTACGGTGGGTCTATTCGTTCACTGAGAGATTGACTCTCAAGGGTGCCGGAGACACTAAGAAGGTTCCGTCGCGCACTAGCCATACCTCCCAGTCCCGCGAACAGTAGATCGTTCTCCACAGGGGAAACACAGCGGTGTCCCAAGAGTCCAAAGGTAGGCATGGTATCAGGGAAGAACGGTGTGTGTACTGGGGGTGTGGCAGTGTTGTATGTCCCTAGCTTGACGATCACAGTTTGATCTTGGAAGTATACAAGTAGATTCGCACGGAACCCTGCGACTCCTCTTATCTCGATGGCCCCCTGAGGCGCAAACGCGCCGACGTCAATCTCGATTGCATCGTTTGGAGCCGGATCGCCAGGGAAGGTCCCTGCCGTACCAACTGCCGAGATAAAGATCGTAGTCGGTTTTGGGTTCGCTGTATTCGGATTGATGCTCGCGACGCAGTGGTAGTTGGAAACGACACAACCGTACTGCCCAATCGGGACATTGACGTTACTCCCTGTACCTAAGTCCTGTAAATATGTCACCTCGAATACATCGCTAATCGTGATAGGTTTATCCTTCCCATTGTGAATGATTAATTCTTTCTTGTATGCCACGAAATCCACTAGATCTAAAGACGTGGACCACCCACTAGGTGCTCCTGGAAGTGCCGCTGCAATTGCTGGGCTCCAGATAAGTTCCTTATTACCATCTCCGTCAATGGTAACGATTCTCCCTCCATCCGTAACACAAACGAGACGACCAGCAAAGTAATCCATATCAAGGATGCGGCCCGTAACAAGATCAGACAGGTCGGCAACCCACTTCGACCCAAACCTAACCTTCTGTGTGCCTCCCGGAGTTCGCCGGAAGTTCAAAGCCTTCACAAGATAGGTAGACTCCATCTGTAGGTCGGTCTCGATAGCATTCCAGCCACCGCCGAATCCACGCAGAGTGATATTCTCAAGCTTATTCTTTCGCGTGAGTCTAAGCTGAGTCGGTAGTATCGAGACTGTCATCGTTCTGTCCAATAGAACGGGATGGATGAGTCGCCACGAACAGGCAACGGATGATTGCCGAGCTGTGCTGTAACGTCCTTGTACTTCATCTCCATCAAGTTACGTACCACCTCTGCTGCTCCAGCATTCAGATCGTCACCGGAGAGCGTCATGAACGCTGTGGCATAGACAAGCATGTCCTTGTCGAGATAGAGAATGTCGGTCCAGTCAAGGTTGAACTGTGGAGGCATCGCAGGGTATACTCTAGCCAGCACATCAATCTTGCCCACTGACGTGTATGGGTAAACTCGAATCTTCTTCTTCGGGTAATCCGCATCAGTGGCGTTAAGGCTCGTCCACATCATTGCAGTAGTTCCAAGCACTGTGTTCGGATTGGCTCGGGTCGGAGCAATGGGTAGTCGCTGAGTTTCTCCTGTTCTATGTACGCCTATGAAGTCCTCGAAGTCCAAGACGTTCTCGAACAGATTCTCCACGGATTTACCTGTAGTCCCATCGAGAGTGACCGTGAACCAACTGAGGTACTGATGCCACGCATACTTCTTGAGCATCATATTAAAAGCTCGGATCGCATCTTGCTTCATGCGGTCGTTCTCGTAGACCTGCACGCCAGGACCCGATACCTCACCAACGACGGTGAGTGCTTCGTCCACAATCTGTCGAATCGTTGCACTCACCGCCGTCCCTCCTGCCCGTTGTTTGAGTCACACAACTCTACGAACTGAGGTGTCTGATCCCAAGGAACCCGCCGTTGCCCGCGGTGTTTACCGACGAGTCACCAACGATGCTAAGCTCGTAGGTGAGGGTCCCATTCGGAGCTGTAGTCGGTGTATACAGCCCTCGCGGGTCGCCAGTCGTAGCGGTCTGAGGATCAGTCAGGACTGCTGCGACTTGGTTCGTGTTGATCTGAGCGAAGGTCATGACCGTTGCGCCTTCTTTTGCCGTCATGATCTGGCCTTTGAACGGCAGGCCAAGTGACACTCCGCTACTGATACTCACTGTGATTGCGTTTGTGGCCGCAACGTTGATCCTCGTGCCGATGATCCACCCAAACGCTTTAAGGCCCACCAAAGGCGTAGCTGCCGCTGCCGAGCCTGTGAACCGCTCGAACATCGGCTGGCCCACATAGTCATAGCCAACTATGTCGATGGCATTCGCGTTACCAGGAACCGCCGATGGGGTGACTGTGATTGTCCTGCCGTAGCGCGCATCCACCTTGATCGGAGTTGCTAGATACGTGATCGGACCCACAGTACCCTGCGCGCTGATGAGTGTTGCCAACGCACCAGCAGTGGCAGGAGTGCCGAAGTTGTACCGCAGCGAACCAAGATTGCTCACGTGCGGCGCAGCTTGCATGGCGGGAACATAACCGTTCACGCCAATCATTAGAGCTTGTCTATCTTGCAACATTATGCCGTCTCCTCAGGCTCGAGTTGCTCAGGCATCAAGACAGGCCCAGTCTTGGCTGTAGCTAGCTTAATGACCTGCTTTTCCATTGAGTCCATCGCCCCACGCCGAGTCGCCTCATCTTGGGAAAGAAGCATGCGACCAATAGGGCTGTTAGGATCGTTAAGCCCCTGGAGGTTAACGATCGGTGGCTGACCATCGAGGCCATAGTGCCTCAACTCCTCTTTGCTCTTGAGCCTGATGACATGACCCCTTGGGAAGTAGACGAGATATCCAGCAGGTTCCTCGACCACCTTCGTCTTGAGGCCATCCTTCCTGGTCCAAGTAGTAACTGGCCGCTTTACGGTGCCGATAGTCTCAGAGAGATCAACGACCACGTAGGCCAGTCTCGCGCCTTGTGCTAGTGCCTGTAGCATGTGTGACTCACACTAGTTGGTTAGATACGCATGAGTGCGGTACTGCCGCCAGGAGCAAAGCTGCCCCTCCCATACGACACGACGGCCAGTAGCATCTGTGTCCCAAGGTGCTACGAGTTGCTTGATCTTCATGTTCACGCCACGCAGCACATGCAGCGTGAGATACTCTTCGTTTACAAAGTAGGCTACGTTCGCTGGAAGCTTCTCATCAAAGAGGAGAGGGATTCCATTGTGAGTAGTCCCAACGATGCCAAGGTTGATAAGCTTTTTACCAGTACCCGTTTCTCCGAGCTGGATGGAAGTCTTGTCCCGAGCTGCCGCCTTATGCATTCGGTAGATGTTCCTGCCAGCAAAGATGACCGTAGGCTTTGGGCTGGATTGCCCATCCGACGAGCGGTTGAGGTCGAGTTCGATGATGTCATCAAACGCCTCCTCAATATTCTCAGGCGTCAGCGTTCCCGCGAAGTTATACGAGCTGGAGCGCCATTGAGGTTCTGCGGCGAGTGAGATACCCCCGACAGACCCAGTTGTTGGATCGGCAGGGATAAGGTTGCCAAGTCCATTGGGGTCAGTACCAGTCCCGACGCTTGTATGATATGTGGCGAACTGGCGACTGATGGACTCGTCGAGGGCCATGATCTTACCCTTGAGAATCTTGAATATTGCTGCACGGCCTTGGTTCTCGTCTTCTTCCTGATCTGAGATGATAAGCGAACCAACGACACGACTCATGTAGTAGTTAACAGTCGTGAACTCGTTGGTCTGGTTTACAGGTACTTGGTCGTAGTACTGCATCGACGTAACGTTGGGGTTGAGCCCAACGATCAATGGGTTGCTGATCTGAGGACCACCATCCTCGACGATCACTCTTTTCTTCGCATGTAGATACGCACTGACGGTGCCAGAAATCGCCGAAGCCATGATAAGCTTCGCCCGACTCCGCGTCAGCATTGCATTGATCACGGTATCAAGGGCAGCCATAAAAAGTCTCCGATGTTTGAGTCATATGAGTTTACCGAACGAGACCCGCTTTCTGCATCACATCATTGATGATAGCATCATACGAGTCCGTCACGGGTGCAAAGTCTGAGGAGCCACCGCCGTTAGCGGGTACACCACGACCTTGCGGGAGACTTCGCTTTTGCGAGTTCTGGCGCCGCGACTGCGGGTTCTGTGCGAAGTGTAGTTGTATTCTGGCCCAAACCTCACCCAGCGTCATACCTGGGAACTGCTGGAGGGTCTGAGTAAACACCGGAAGGTATTGCTTGGCATCCGGGTTCTGAGCGAAGAAGCTATCAACCTCTCTTTGAACTTCCCCGAGACGGGTTCTATTTGCTTGATCTTGTGCAGCCTGTCGGCGCTCCGCCTCAGTACGTTCTTTGATTGGTCCTACAGCGTTGCCAATCTCCTGTTTGATCATCTCCACAAGGGATTTGGGGTCAACACCACCCTGGAGGCCCAACTCTGTTATATTTATACCATTAGTTGCGGCCCTTGTCAAGATGTTTTTTAGGGCCTCTTTTGGATTGTCGCGAAGCTCCTTGAAAAGTCGCAAAGCGGTGAGATGCTCACCCTGATCAAGTCCGAACTGCTCGACGGCCCTCGAATTGGCCCTCATGGTTTCGAGTTCGCGGTGTAATCCCTGACCAATTTCGACAGCACGCTTCAAGCGACCTGTAACGTCGCCCAACTGTCCTTGCAACGTCTGCGCTTGACCACGTGCCTTATATGCATCCTGATAGAGACGTGCCTCCTTACCCGAGCGTGCCACTACCCGACCAGTAACAGGATCAACTAGGTTCCCCTGCTTGTCAGCCTTGATCTCTGCACGTGAGGGAATGCGAGTTTCTGTATGACTCACACGTGCTTGTTCTTCCAGTCCCTCGTGGGCGCCCTCCTCATGACCCGAGCCTTCTTCTTCATGGGCTGAGCCCTCCATGTCCTCATTGCCAGAACCCTCCTGATCCATACCCAATTCTTCTCGGGTAAGCCCAAGGTTCGTGAAGACGGTATCCTCTGCCGATGCATCCGGCAGGTTCTTTTCGTTAGCCATTTAACTGTGCTCCTGTTTGTCCGCCAATGAAGCTCAAGATATCCTGAGGCGATGCCCCAGCGTTGCTCATCTCCACCACTTTCTGCTTAGCCGCCGGTGAGGCGTTTCTTGCCCTCTCCATTAACGCCTGCGCATCAGCCCCTGCTGCTGGAGGACGCCCAGGCTGAGCCTCTGCTCCTCCTGGTCCACTCATGCCCTTTTGCATAGAAGCCTGTATTTCCTGCGTCAGTATCTGCCAGTCTTCTGGCTTAATCGCGATCTCAGTGAACGCTTGCTGAAGCACCCGGAGCATAATCTGCGTGACTGCTCCGGGTGCAGCTCGGGCGAACTGTCCTACAGCTTGCGCTACCTCGATAGCCTCCTTCTTCTTGAAGACACTATTAGGCTTCTCCATACTGCCAGCAACAACGTTGACGCTGATCTTCTGTGTGAACGTTTGCAGGTCCATTTGTTGCCAGCTCTGTGCCATCTCGTCGCCAACAAGGCTCGCCACTTCTGTTGTGTCCATATTCTGGACGCATAACTCTGCCAGAGAAAGCGCAACATCAGCAACGGCATCCTCGATCACGTCGACCTTGGCACCAACGCTGAGACGCATACTCTCCTGATAACTCTGCACACTCGCAACATTCGTATTCGTCTTGAACTGAACGCCACGCAACGCATCACTGGTATTCGTGATCCTGTTCACCGAGTCGATGATCTTCGGCTTGTCAAACAGCATCTCGTACTGCAACGCTGGCGGAGCGAAGGCTTGTATCATGTCCTGAATCTTGCCTTGCTCGCCAGCCTTCACACCAAGAACGTGCTGCGCTCCAGCTGTCTCACCCCTGATCCCCGCTATGAACTTCTCTGCCTCATCCTGTGTGATCACGTCTGAGTTGTAGTAGAAGTAATCGAACACAGCACGCCTGATCTTCGCCAACTGGCGATTTATGTCGTTCACTTCGTCCTGCTGATCGAGAATGTACGCACTCTCGCCCACACAGACCGTTCCACCCGTACTCATCGTGAAGTTCACTATGAAGTACGGAAAGAACCTTGTGATGTTGAGAGGATCGTCCCACACCCATAGTGGCCAAGTCCAATCATCACAGTGGAACAGATAAACACGCTTCAGGTGCTTATCCCACAGTAGCTTACACTCAGTGAAGTATTGATCTACATAGGCGCGTCTTCCCTCTTCTTCAAAGCTGACAGGTTCGTTGCCTGAACCATCTAGAGCACGAAGGACCATTCCCAGCCCGTCATCACGACGGCCTGTCTGAGAGCCATCCATAAACACAGCCTTGTGCGTTGGCTTGTAGATCAGCTTTCTAACAGGGTTCTTCTCAGCCTCCTCGTCTTCTTTATACGTGAACCGCTCAGCCAACCCTGCTGTCGGATAGAATACTGTCTCGCACATCCACCCGGCATCGGCACCATCGTACTGCTCCGCATAAGGGTCAATCACGAGGTTATGTGGAAGCACATTCGATAGGCTAGGCCCTCCTGGCTTGAGCAACTCCATACTCGCCTCGAGGCTCTCGAGCTGCCCATACAACTCCTCGACCTGCTCCTGATTCTTAGCAACAATCAACTGCGCACTGACCCTCTCCATCTCCTGCGCAGCGAGTTCAATTGAATCGTCCTTCTTGGTCCAGTCCAGCTTCAGCACACCGAAGTTCGTCAGTAAGCCCATGCCAGCTGCCTTCTTGATCTTAGGCTTAGCGTTGAGCAAGTTCTTACGCTGGAAGATAGCATTCAACAACGCCTGTAGACAGTTCGTGAACGGCTCATCTTGCTTGTCGTTCGTGTTACACGTCACATCAGGATCGCGGCTATAGATAGCAGGAAGCATAATATTAAGGTTACTGAATACGATGTTTTCAGTAGAGTCCCCTCTACGAAAGACTCCTCTAGGAGTCTGAATAGACTTGTTCTGCGAATGGTTGTAATACCGGAATACCTCCTCCCAGGCATTCCGAATTTCCTCGTAGGCCACGAGCGCCGCATCATATTTGTTCTTCCAATATATGCCTACCTGCTTACTGACAACGACCTTCGCTCCCTCGTACACTTGGTACAAAGGCTGAGGCTGCTCCGGCCCCTTGCTCGTAGCGGCAATATCAGGATCGAACAGATCGGTCTGATCGTTGCCTTCGAGATCGTTTTCAGGCTGCGCCATTTGTTTGACTCACACAAATCAGACTTTCGCTCCAGGGACCTTCGGACCTTCTGGTTCCCCAGCTTGGTAGATCATCTGGAAGATCGAAGTCGCAGTATTGATCCAGAGCTGACGCCGCGACTGCTCCCACGCTTCTCCAGGCTTCGGGAGTTCCTGCAACAAGCCCACCACGAACGGATGCAGATCGTCTACTGAGCCACCAAACATCTTATCACTCATGTTCTCATTCTCCTCTACATCTGCCTCAACTTCATCCTCGTACTCTTCTTCCGTCTTCTTCGGTTTCCTAGCCATCACGTCCTCCTAGTTAGCACAAGGTGGGGGGTCCCACTTGTCAACACCCATACGAGCACCGAGATAAGCCTTGATTCCTTGCCTAACACCTGTCGCTGCACGTCCCGGCTGCCCCCGATCATCTTTCATCCACACATCGTACATCTTCATGATGTGCTCTTTCAGCGCCTCGTCGATACCCTCATACATAATGCCGCGTATCTTCTCTCTAGTACTCGCGTCCATACACGGCTGCAACTCCACCGGCTCAGACGAGGCACTCTCCAACAGGAACATAGGTGAAGGAGCCATTTCCACGACTTCCCAGTACCGCTTACCTGACATCGCCAGGATAAGCAGCAGAACCAGAACCACGACGAATGTTAGTACCCATCGGTTCATACGTCCACGTCCATCTCATCCACATAGTCCTGTACTTGCTTCAGCATTTCATCAGCTTCACGCTTGATCTCGACTTCCTTGCGGTTGATCGGGCCATAGTGCTGCCGAAGGTTCCTGAGCGTTACTCCATGTACCTCAGCCGCATACGCAGGCATCTCTTTACTCATCTCCTGATGCTTGTATCCATCACCGTCACCGTAACAGTTCCAGTCCTCACTCGAACAGCTTACGTCCTCCTTGAACACCTCTTTGTAACCAGCGATCTTGTCGTTCCCGTAGTCGTTGAACAGCTTATCGAACTCGTCGCTACAACCGTGTGCATCATAACTCGTCTGCCACGCTCCAGCCTCGGTGGTCGTGGACGGTGGACCATAGTACCCGACTGGAACACTTTGATCCCGTCCACAACAGTACTGGCCAGAACTCTCACACATTCCGCTCCCGAGGATCATCACCCACAAATGCCTGAGAGTGTCAGCGCCAGCATGGCTATTATCCATCCCCAGCTTCTGGAAATTGCTGTTATACCACGCAAGCGCATCCTTGTCGTCGTTGTGCGTATT